ACCATTCAAACTCACCAATACCAGGTGCGGTGTTTTTCATCTTAACAAAATGAAGTAACTCCAAAATCTCATCAGTTATTTCAACCGGTTTGAAGTCATCAATGTGAAGAGGTAGACCATCTTTGGTTCCAATATAAAGTCCGTTAAAGGCAATTGCTTTAACATTAGTCGGTGTTCCAAAAATTGGGTGGGTTACAATACTACCCACCCTTAACTCATTCAACATCATATAATCCGTCTTTTTCAGAATCTCTCATCATTTTTATTAAAAGAGCCTCTCTGTTATACTTTCGTATAAGTTTGAAGGTCTCGGGAATATCAGTAAACTCTGATGGTGGACTATCGATTCTACCCGGTAAGAATATCAAAGTAAAACCGTGATTACCATATAACCTCTCTTTCACTTTAATACCACAGATTTCATCAATATAAACCCAAGGGAAGTTACCCTGAAGTTTAATTTCAATTCCAATTTTTTTCAATCTTTCTACAAAGACCTTGATTTTATCACCAGTCAATTTTGTAGAGTCATCTTCTCTTTCCATATAGGTTCCAAATTTAGTTTCTATTATTTTCATTTCATTAACTCTAAAAATATTATTACAACAACGGACCCAAACAAATATCCAAGTCCCGAACATAATGCCAATCTTATTCTTTCCTTCCAAGTTTTTGACTCAACCATAAATCCAACGAAAGGTAATGATAAAAATGGTCCGATGAATGCAAAAAATAACATTCCAAGATAGTTCTTGTCTGCAACTACTGTAATGTAAAATGTACTTCCAATCTCTAATATAAGTGCCGATAAGAAAACAATCAAATATTTTTTAATCATCGAAGAACATATTGATGAACTACTATTACTATTTTTCCATTTACTAACGACCTATCTTTTTGTATGTCAATATGAAACATTCCAAAATCTTCTTTTAGTCGGTTTGATTGGACTTGCACCTCGTGTTCAGCATCTTCTTTTGTTTTGAAAAAACCAAAGTAGGAATCACAAGACCCAGTCTTATCACAAACTCCGTAAATTATCTCTCTTTGATCCATAACATTCTAATTTTTCATTTTTAACATTCCACAAATCTTTTACCCCTTCTGTCATATGACAATTATGTTTTTTACCAGTCCTACGACCAAAATCAACAATCATATCATTATGACGATTACGAATAGAGTGTGGACACTCTTTACAAGGTTTTTTCATATTTTATCTAAAACTGAATCAATATACTTTTTTACGTCTCTTAACAATTCTGATTCGTATTTAATACCAAATATCTCAACCTGATAAGAATGCCATTTGGTAAATCTACTATCGTCTTTTTGGAATGTGCGTGGGTCTCCACGTCTGAAGGAGTCTTTAACTTTTGATCCTTCAAACTTCCATATTGTTACCCCACGATATTCTCTTTTAGTTTCTTTAGTTGTCCACATAGAACAAAGATAAGAAATAAATTCGAATGAATAAAAATTATTTTTTGTATTTTTTAATTTCTACCGTATCAACAGGAATTAGTGTTACGTTGATCACTCCTCTTTTTAGAAAATTGAGTTTTTTTGCGGTTCCATAACTAAGATCAATTATGAATTTAGAACTTTTAGGTAGTCGATCATTAACTTTCACATAACAAACTGAATCGTTATGATGATTGGTAACTTTAACTATAGTTCCAAACTTAAAGTATTTGTGAGCAGCGGTTAAACTATCGGCGTGGAATTTCTCACCTGATGAGGTTAATCTCCCGGTCCAATGTTGACCGTAGTAAGTTGCGGTTCCTTTATACTCAGGAGTTGTGGAGATAAACGATAATAAAAATAGAGGTATTAAAACTAATATTTTATTTAAGATTCCAATTTTTGTATTTTGTTTCGATTTTTCTTTTACCATACTTTTTTTCCATAATTTGTTGGTGAAGATCCCAATTGATGATCGATTCACTAACTTGTTCGTCGTCTTTTGCCATGGCATATAGTTTTGATATTTTCTTTAACATTTTGTTTGCAACGTAATTAAATTTTTCAAATTCGTCTTCAAAAAATTTCTTTGGGTTTTTTTCGTATTTCATGGTTTGAGATAAAAACTTTTGTCTAATCTTGTCTGTCTTTTCAAGTTGTTTGACTTTTTCTTCTGCACCACTAGGTAACAACCCTAATTGTGAACCAAACTTTAAAAAGTCATCCATAGCATGTTCCGTCATAATCATAAACAATTCCATTCTGTTATTTACCAAATCAATATAAGCAATTTCCAACACTTGATTTATTTTTTCATCAACAGTCATATTAGATGGATCCTCACCAACATGTTCAATAAGTTTATCCAATCTTTCTTCCTGTTCTTTTAATTGTGAAATAAAATCATCGAATGTAAAGTTTTTGATTTCAACTAACTCTCTATAAACTCTATTATTTTCTAAAAATTCTTTGAATTGTGACTTTGTAATATTTTTTCTTTTCATCGAATACGCCACCTCCGTAGGTCTAACAAGGTTTTCAATTGCATGGATATAATACATATACCTGTAAAATACTCTATCAATCGCAGGTATTCCAAAATTACCTCTTCTTTGTGTTGCTTGATAGTCGGCATCAGGTCCCATTAAACCAAATTTTTTCGATTGTTTATCGTATTTGTGTTTAATCTCGTGTGCTAAAGATGAAACATGTTCGTCCCTTTCTTCTTCCATTTTTTGGATGAGTCCCTCAGGTTCCCAGTTTTCACCAACAGCGAAGGTTATTGTTAATTCCAAAGTGGTTGAGGGTTGAGTTTCTTTCATATAAACATCTCTATTGAATCCGAATGCTCCTCCCATCCCCATTGAGGTGATATCTAAGACACCTTCTTCACCATCGATAGTTTCTATATTAACTTTAAGTTCATATGAATCAATTTTGACTTTTTTCTTATCACCTAATTCAAATTCGATATTACCATCAAATTCGTATTCATCTTCAATACTATCTATTGATTTGATATCTCTTTCTACAATATCATATAACATATCAGCAGCTTCTAAAATGTTATCAGGAACCCCTAAAGCTTCGGTAATTAGTCTTAATTGACTTTCGGTAATAATAATATTTCTCATAATAATAAATATGTTGGAGTTATAGTTTATCCTACAACTCCAACCAAATCATCAAGGTGGTGGTCATTACTCATATCTGACCCAATCTCACGTCGATCCATCATATGAACTATCTCCGTGATTTTATATGGATGTATGTTATTACCATCCATACCAACATCCAATCGTTTTCCATTACCCCACTTGTTTTGAGCCAATAAGTGAACGTGTCCGTGAAGATGAATTACACCTTTGTTCAATCCGTGCCAACTTTGAAGTGGGTAATGACATAACACAAAATCTACATCACAAATATTAACCTCAAGATAATGCTGAACGGATAAGAACCTGCTTTGAATGTCCTGTCTATTTTTTAAAATGTTTTGGTCGTGATTACCCAAGACTAAGTGAATATTTTTACAAATTAATCGATCTAAAAATTGTTCAATTCTTTCAAACCCACCAAAAGCAACATCACCTAAGTGAATCAAAGTATCATCAGGACCAACTTTTGAGTTTATGTTGTTCACAATTACAGCATCCATTTCATCGAGATCTCGGAAGTCTCGAGTTGAGTTTACGGGGATATTACCATCTTGTGTTCGCCAGTTGGTAACGCCTCGACAGATATTTTTGTGATGATAGTGAGTATCAGATGTGATCCACACCGTACCACTTGTCATTAATTTATCAAATTTCATCATAATTTTATTTCAAAACGCTCACGCATTTTAGTTAATACTTCATCAGGAACTCCATGTTCGTTTGTTCCTTCATGTCTATTTTCCACAATAATAGAGGTCACATAATAACCATACTTAATTGCTAATTCATAATATGGTTGAAGTTCCCACTCTTGTGTGAATGTGTTAGAAACTACAACAGGTGAATGTCCCAATCCCATTAAAAAATCCATTTCTTCTTGACACCATTGATGAGCATCCTTTATTTTTGATGGTTCAAAATTGTAATTACCGTCCCTATCAACAAAAAACATATCCGCTTCTTTATGACAATAATCTTTTTCGTCAACTAAATTTTTCGCAAATGTAGATTTACCACTTCCTGGTATTCCTCTAACCAAATATAACATTTTTTCCATAGTACAAATATAATAATATTTTAAAAGATATTTATCAAGATATGAAAATTATTATAACTCAGGATCAATTAAATTTAATTAACGAAACTTATAGAAGAGATCGGTTTGATGCTGAGTATGCTGATGAATACCCAAAGTATAAGAAACTGTTTTTAAATACAATATCTAAAGATGTTAAAGGTTGGGGTGAATGGCCTGGTTCAATTTATCTTATGGACGAAAACGGAGGTCCTTTATTTGTGTATAGAATACCATCAAAAACCGTATATTACGATTATTCAATAGATAAAGAGATGGAAGAATATATTCCTTATCATATAGTGTCAAGACACTTAAAAAACGCAGTTTACGATTACTTTAAAGGACTTTTTCCTGATCTTGACATAAAACAGGTAAGTGGTGCCAATATTGTATAAAAAAAGAGGGATACAAAATCCCTCCTTTAATTGGGCCGACACTGAATGTGTCAACTTCTCCACCACCTTATTTTTATAGAACAAGGAAACTAAATTCGATACATCCAAATTCTAACAGAGTTTTCATTAGTGAAATAGTTTTTGAACTGACAGTTGTCAATAATACCCTCTGTTAAATTATAATCGTAAACGGTACCACTGATATATCCCCAAACGGTATTATTCAAAGTCAAAGTATAACCAAAAGAATTAGTATACAAATGATAAATTGAATTATAACCATTGAAAGTATAAGAATTTTCCGTTAAAAAGACAAGTGTGTCGGATCTAAACTCTTGACTGAAATTTGTATTCAGGACTTGAGTAATAACCCAAGTTTCACCTTTGAAAGTAGTAGTTGAATCAACCAATGTTGAATCTGTTATAATATCAACAGGTGGGTTTGGTGGGTTTGGTGTAAACTCTTCTTTCTTACAAGAAAACAAAGTTAATACCATAATAAAAATTATTAAATGTTTCATATCAATAAATATTATACTAAAGATTCAAGTTTACTTTTAACGTGATCAGTGATACTTACCTCACTAGATGAAGTTAGAATTATACAATCCTGTAATTGTTTAGCAGGAATGTGAATAAGTGTGGCGTCTCCATTGAAGAAACTTAAAGGTTCATTGAGGACCAAGGCTCCGTGAACCGACTTTAAGAAGATCTTAAATTGGGTTGAGTCTACAAAGTTTTCATTGAGTAAAACTCCGTATTTGTCTGAAATGATTTTGATGGTGTTTATCATAGTTATTAATTTCTACAAAGATAAGTAAAAAATGTTTGACTAACAAACATTAGTCAAACATAGTTAATAAAAATTCAGAGTCTCCCTCCCAATTCTTAAGTTGTGATTTAGGAACCCAAAATTCCATAGTTCCAATCTCTTCAACTCGTTTTAAATAATCCTTACGGAAACGATCGGCCTGACTCTTATCTTTGATATACTCAACCCCCATATGTTTAGCACAAGTCTTACCCATTTTTGTAATCATAGAGAATTCGTCAGTTAAGGTTTTAGCACAACATACACAAACGTTACAACGTTTTACGGTCATCTTACCTGAGAACTTAACTGCCTTAGGTGATATGGCTAAAACTTTAGTGATATCCAAAATAGTTGGGTTGAATTGTAACCCGTAAGTCTCTTTCATTTGTTGACCAATTTTGCGACCTACTTGGATTGTGTCACCTTCAGTAGGGATATTCATATGTTTAGTGGCAGCCTTGGTCTCTTCTTTTTTAATTTGACCAAGTGCAGCATCTACTTGTTTGTCAGTTAACTTACCATACTTCTCAAGTTTAGATTGGATCTCCTTTACGAAAGAGTTTTCACCAGTGTAAGACTGAATTTTTTTCATATCCTCAGTCAATTCAACTTGTTTTGCCTCAACAGGGGCGTTCAGAATTTTTTCAACGGCCGCCGCTTGTTTAGCGGTCAAAGAACCGTATTTAGTAATTGCTTGTTTCATCTTGATGATGAATGAGTTAGAACCCTGATAATTTTGAACTTGAGTGATGGTAGACATATAGAATTGTTTAATTGATTACACTACAAAGATAGTGATTTTAACCAATCCACAAACTACTACTTGAAAATTTTTTTGATTATTTCCATTAAATCTTCATTTTTCTTTTGTTCGGGCAATTCTTCGTAAGAAAAGAATTTACATTCTGTGTGTTCGAATCCGTCTGATGCCTTTTCAAGATCTGGTTCAATATCATCATCAGTTTCACAATAAAAAACATACATCATACCTCTCTTTATTGTTTCATCGTCATTAAATTTATTTACAAATCCAACAAGTTTAATATCTGTAGGTAATTCGATATTTGTCTCTTCAAAATATTCTCTAATTGCCGCTTGACCTGGTGATTCACCATCTTCAATATGTCCGGATGGTATGGACCAAATATTAGGTAAAGTTTTATTTGGTGCTCGTTTACACATAAGAACTTTATCGTTCTTTTTTAATATAACACCTGACCATCTTTCGAATTTTTTCATATTTATAAATATGAATTTAAAAATAAAAAATAACTTGTACAATGTAAAATGCGTCATTACATCAAAAGATATTCAGAATGGTATGATGAATAAAAATTTTGATGGTTTTGATGGTATGTTATTTTTAATGGACGATGAACCTCATAATTTTTGGATGAAAAATTGTATAACACCATTAGATATTATCTTCATAAAAAATGGTATGATTTCTAAAATACATCACGATTGCCAACCATGCAAAACCCCCGAATGTAAACATTACGAGGGTTCAGGTGATATGGTGTTGGAGTTGCCTGGAAGTGAATGTAAAAAATATAATATAAAAGAAGGTGATAGAGTTTTAGTTTGATTCTTCAACTTTAACTTTATGTTTTTCATCGGCAAATGCCTGAACTCTACCTCTCGCAATATCACAATAATTTGGTGACAACTCAATACCTATCCATCTACGATCTAAGATCTCAGCGGCGACTAAACTAGTTCCCGATCCTGCAAATGGATCCAATACTACATCGTTCTTGTAGGATAATATCTTAATCGCTTTGGTTGGGATGTCCATCGAGAAAGTTGCCTTGGTGAGTGATTTAGTATCTGCAAAGTAATTCCACTGACCAAACACAAGTTCCATAAATTCTTTCTTATCAGTCTCGTCATAGACCATTTTGTTTCGTTTAGAACCATCTTCATTTTCAATTTCAGTTAATTCTCCAGTCCATTGTGGTTGACCTTTGATCTTCTTAATGTGTTGTTTTTTGTATGCCAATACAACACATTCTTTAGGGTTATAAATGTATGGTGAACTAGGACTCATCCAAGATCCCCAAGCTGTAGTCTTACTTCTATGTGGTGATTGTTCTTCCAAATCCACAATACCAAAGAAACCAAAACCGATTTGTTTCATGATTTGCCACATCTCAGAAACAAAGAAAATACGACCACCTTTTTTCTGTCTGTTAATTTCATACGGTATGTTCAAAGCAATACGACCATCATCTTTTAACACACGGTACGCCTCATTTAGCCATTGTTTTGAGAAAACTTTGTATTCTTCAAATTCAACATCATCTTCGTGAACATCATAATCAATCCCCACACCATACGGACAACTAGTTACGATTAGATCCACAGATCCTTCTGGTAATGTTTTCATTACCTCAATACAATCACCATTAATTATTGTTCCCAAAAAATCTTCTAAATTCTTCATATTTTTCTTTTTTTCTATTTAAATAAATTTTAGCATTATCATAAATGTAATGATAAAATTTTAAGTTTTCAACCTTGTTTTGTATTTGTAATTTAATTCCTGAATAAAGATTAATTTTAATTCCGTTTAATGCTAACTCATTAATTATAAAATTTTGAAACTCTTTGGAAGCGCTAACTATCTGCGACGTATTTTTTTTTGTTTTACTATTGAATGAAAAGGACCCGTCTCCGTCAAAATATCCCCTAATAAAATGTCTCATCAAATCATTATCTAAATTTGGTTTAGAAATTGTGAAAGTTTTTCTAGAATGGATCCCGTGGGATTTAATACCCTCAACCAACTCATTAGAATATATTGCCAAATGCCCCATATGTGAAACAGATGGTTTACCATTATTATGGGTAGTATTAAACCCGTATACAATTTTGTGATTAGAATTTAAACACCGTTTAAACAATTTTAAATGTTCATCATCTTTTACAGATAATTTCAACTCAAGTGAATTCCCAAATTTTCTTTCCCTGATATACCCATCGGCATATAGGAACCCAAGCCAATAAGCTCTTTCTTCATTATCTATCTTTTCAAAATATTTATGATTAACATCATATCGTCTATTTGTCAAATCAATCCCGTTCATTTTGAGTACTTTCTTTATAGGACTTATCGACATATTAAAATATTCCGCAACTTTATGAATATTTTTTAACAACGAGTATTGTTCCAAAACTTCAATTTCATTTAAGGTATGGTATTTTGAAGTGAAGACGATTCCATTCTTTTTCAACCTCCTCTGAACTGTTGATGCTGATACATTAAAAATTTCAGCAACTTTATTCACATTTTTTAATTTCTCATACTGAAGAACAATTTCTTTTTCATCTAATATTAAACCTTTCATACTAATAAATATCTATTAGTGTGGTGAAGTTACTTTTAAATCTATCATTTTAAATTCCTGCTGTTATATGGTAATAATAACCTTTCGGTGTCATATCCCCAAATGATTTATAAATTTCATATCTTTTATCATCATAAAACATATCTGTGACAATTTCAACTCTACAACCAACATCTTTAACTTCAAATCTAATTTTTTCTACATCAAAGTCTTCTTCTAATGGTATGTCATATACTAACATGTCACCTTTACAATGATCTTCTATGATAAGATAAGCATCTTTACTACAATACTTTTCTTCGTAATCACATTTTTCACGATCAAGTTCTTCAGTTTCATAAACTAAATTACCGTCTTCATCCTCTACTCTCATATAAAAAGTATCGGGGTATGGACCAATCAAAGTATCTAATTCAGAATCAAAATAACTTTCAATACCCAAGACTTCACAAATTTGATCGTAATCCATTTCATCAAATTCAACTCTTTTATCTTGGAAAGTGTTGTATTGTTCTGTATTTAGTTTGAATGGGTAAACCTCGGCTCCTCTGTGACCTAATGTAAATTTGTAATATTTCATATTTTATCTTAAAATAAAAAGTTAATAAATTTATAAACTAAAAGTCCCATAAAGAACAACCATATTAAAATTATTGATAACGCTAATATTCGATAATTTCGTTGTATCTGATCTTCTCTTTTTCCTTGATAATCATTTGGTTCCCATTCTTTTTCCATATTCATATAAAATTTGAGATTATTTGTGCCAATTTATAACCTGTAAATGCTCCTGCTGCAGCCGAACCAGGAAGAATAATGAACTTACCTAACATAGTTTCATATTTTTTTCTATTCACAATATAAGAAATCAGTATGTAATAAACAATATAATTTATAAGGACCAAAAAGTCCAGTTCTTTTGCTGCAAACACAACAATAGAGTTTCCTAAAAATCCCCACATAAAGTTAATGAGGGTTTCTCTTAATAATTCGTTTGGTGTTGTGAGAGCGTCCCAAACATTAATCTCTTTATCTAAACCCGTTTTATTTTTCGAGTGTTTCGATGTGGTGTTGGAGGTACCATAAGGCCTTTCTGAGGTCCTCGAGTTCTTTGTCTTTTCCTTTCTTTCCTGCACGGCTGATATATTTTACTGTATTTCCTAAACTAAATCCTAAATCCCAAGCATCAATAACTTTGATAGCTTCGTAAGGGTTGTTTTCACCACCATAATGTTGTGGGTGATTTACTTGTTCTACTCTTGGTGGTGGACACTGACAAGGTCCTGACCCACCACATACACATTCTTTTTCCATTATTCTTCTTCTCTATATTCTTTTAATAACTCATCGTTAGACATTGTACCGTATTTTCCGGTAAGACCATCCATATCAACAAATGAGGTCATCATAGTTTTTGTATCATAAAGAAGTTGAGCAACGTATAGTGAATTAACGATCTCACGAATGATTTTATACGGATCGGCGTTTGATCCTGGTCTACGATCTTCAACATATCCTTTCCATTCTTTTGCGGTGTCCTGAGGAACTCTAATTGATGCTCCACGATCAGATACACCCCAACTAAACTTATCAATCGCTTGAGTCTCGTATTCACCAGTTAATCGTAGGTGATTGTTTGACCCATACGCTTTAATATGATCTTCGTGTCTTGATTCAAGTGCGTTGAATAGTGCCATGAAATATTTTTCGTTCCCATCGAGTCTCATCATATCTGTTGAGAAGTTTGTATGAAGTCCTGATCCATTCCACTCTCCGTGCGTAATTGGTTTTGGGTGAAGTTCGATATGGTAACCATATTTTTCCGCAATTTTCAATAAGAAATATCTAGTCATCCAAAGATCATCTCCACCTTTTAATTTACCTTGTGAAAAAACTTGATATTCCCACTGACCTAAAGCTACCTCAGCATTAATACCGGTAATACCAATTCCATAATTTAAACACATATTTAAATGTTCGTCAACAAACTCACGACCAACAACATTATGTCCAACACCACAGTAATATTCACCTTGACCTTTAAGAATGTTTCTCTTGTGTCCTAAAATGTTTCCATTAACTTCTTCACGAATGAAATATTCTTGTTCAAAACCAAACCAAAGATCTTCAAAATTTTCACCAATACTTGCTCTTTTATTTGACTCATGTGGTGTTCCATCAGGATTTAATACCTCACATATAATATAAACGGTGTTATTTTCCATTGGAAATGCGGAAGGCATGTAATGTCTCACAGGTTTCAACAATCTATCTGAGTTTCCTGTTTCAGCCTGAGATGTTGATGACCCATCAAAATTCCACATAGGAAAATTTCCATCAAGAAACGCATTCTTAACAGATTCATAATCAACAATCTTAACTTTACTTCTTAGGTTAGGTTCAGGTTTATATCCGTCTAACCAAACATATTCCAATTTAATTTTCATTTCATTTTATTTATTAGATTTATTATTTCTTCTTTTGTAAATCCTTCATTAAATAACCTATAAACTTTGCGTGAGAAATCGTCGGTGCAAATAATTGCATCGGCGTCTAAATAAGTCATAAGATTTGGTAGGTTATTTAAAATATTTTCTTTCTTTAATATTCTCTTATTAAATCCCATCGTTAAGGTCATTTTTTGTTTTTTCGTATTCTTGAAGTCTTTTTTGCTGATTAATATATGATACTAATCTTCTTTTAAACAATGGGAGTAACGTTTCATCCATGGGGAATGTTCCAGTACAAATCATTTCAAAAACAGGATTTTCCTTTGTTTCTTTTTCATCCATTGTGGAAAATGTAGATATAATTTTTGGTAGCGTCAACTCTTTCGAATCCTCGTTATAAATTAAATTAACCCATGTTTTTGATTCGGGAGATCCTTTTGCTGCGGGTTTAATATGATATTCCCAAACATAGATTTGACCGTTTTCTTTATTATTAAAATAAAAAAATCCTTTTTTTGAAAAAATGTTTTTTTTATTTTTTTTAACCTTCATTTCAAGAGCATCAAAAACTATAGTCCATACGGATTTTGCAACATTGAAGTATTCCATTATTCTTGGTGCGGAATAAGATAATATTTGTACAAATTCATTAAATTCTTCTGTAGATAGTTCAGGGATATCTCTGACTTTTAAATCTTTAACCAATAACTCGTCGTCTATTGAGTCTAACTTTTTATCGGTATAGATTATTTTTCTTTCCTTCATAAGAGTCTGAAGGTTCATAAGATGTAATGACAATTCAATGAAACCAGGGTATAATTCTAATTTGTCTAATTTTTCTCCCATTTTTTGGAAGTAGGAAAGTAGTTTGTATTCTTTATGCTCACGATCGATGGGTTTTTCAAACATCCAATCGGTTTCCATTAAAAATTTTATTTTTGGTTTTCTCTTTGCCATTCTTTTATAAAAAATATCACAAAGAAATAAAAAAATAAAGACCTAACTAGCCCTCATTACATAATACCAATCACCATTAACCTGTGTTTCAAACATTTCTCCATCATATGAGTTCAATAGATTACCATAACCATCACTATTTACGACAATCTCAGTTACTTCATCTAAATCAACAAAATCCATTATAAAACTACTTTCATAACCATAGTGTTTAATAAAATCATCAATATCATCAATATATTCACTAACTCTATCATCAATTTCATTTTCTATTGAACTTTCATCATAACCACCTTGTGGATCTTCTTTTATGTTTTCAATATACTCATCTGTGTCTTCAATTTGTTGTTCTATTTTTTCATACTCTTCCTCTGAAAGATCTTCATTTCTTAATCTATTATTTAAATTTTCTATGGTTTTTGTTAATTGATTAATTTGACGTTGTTGATTTGTAGATAATTCTAATCCTATATCATAGTTTTCAGGATCATCTCTAATAATGTCTTCATAAAAATCTCTTAACCAACCTTCCCACTGTCCTTTATCAAGTGCTTGATCCCAAACCCAACTTGTAAATGCGTCATAACCCATATCATCAACTGCATTTTCAACATATCTTCTAGCGGCATTATCTAACTCATCTTGAGTATAAACATCATATGTGTCAGGTTGTAGAGTATCGCTACCTAACCATTCGTATTGTTTTCCAATACCGTAAGTGGCGCTACCACTAGGATAAATAAAATACTTGTCTTCTTCTATTTCATTTCCTTCTTCGTCTTCATATAATGTAGGTATACCTTCTTCAACTAAAAATTCATATAACGCTTCAGTTCTTTCAGATTCATCATCATTATTTTCGATATTCCACTCATCATCTTCTCTATAACCATCAAGTTGCGAAATTTTATAATCTCTTTGTTTTTTTAGCTTTATTCTATGCATTGTAGATCCCCAATCACTAATGTATCGATCAACAGTAACACCATCAAGATGTGGGACATTTGTATTGGATACGTCTAATCGTCCAATAACTCTTACAATACCTGTAAGTGGTCCAACATTTTTAAATTTTCTAAGATCTAAATCACCTTTAATAACAATACCCTTACCTCTGTATGGTTTTAACATTGATACTCTTGCCGCAATTCCACCAACATCATCCAAAACTTCAGTATATTCGTCAGGAGTCAGTGTTATGAGATTTTCATCATTTTCAACAATGAAGTTTTTTATGAGGTATTTTAATGACATATGTTATAAATATCAATTTATTTAAGTTTAATTCTAATAATTGTTGACTTTATTTCATAAGTACAAATATTTATGAGTAAATAAACCTTTAAATCTTATTTATCATGGGTTGTGGATGTAAAAAAAACCAAGCACAGCAAACTCAAGCACAAGCACCGGCAACGGCAGCGGCTCAACCACAAGTAAAACAAACTAACGTGCAAGAGTCCGTGAAGAAAATCGTTCAAAAATATTATAGAAACAAGTAATTTGTTTTTAAGTGTTTGATATTACTGTAAGGTGTTCCATAATAGAACACCTTTTTTTATTTATTTGATATTTATACGATATGAGTTTAGAAGTAGCAAAAGAATTAGTTGATACGTTTAATGATGGAAATTTTGAGGAGGATATTGAAGGTTATTTCAATGATCTAATAACGTTTTTCAGGTTCGTTAAAAAATACGGTCTTTTAGATGATCTTGATTTAGACCAAATAGGTTATCGTAATTGGGACAGTGAACTAATTAATTTTTTAGATGAAAATGGTGTTTTAACAAATCTTAGTTATGACGACGCACCTGAAGAACTAAAAAATATATTACTCTTAAAAGGTTTAGAAGACAACTACGAAGATACAGTTTATTTTATAATTAAAAATTTAATTACTGATGTTGAAATTAGAAATGGTGGTTTTTATCTAAGATTAAGAGATAGAGA